CGTGCGAAGCTGCACTAGCTCCTCGGAATCCGCCGCGACTTGCTCCGCTGGGGGCTGTCCGAACAAAGGGAAGTCCTCTGCGAAGTCATCGGCCGCCTGCTGCTGTTGCTCGGGCGTGAATGGCGATCCAAAGGTTGCCTGGCCGCCGTTAATGACGATGCACGTCACGTTGTGTTGTCGCGCGGCGGCGACAAGGTCGTTCATCAAATTCAAGAGACTCTCCTATGCTCGCAGTTGCTTGCGGATGGCCTCGATGCGAGCCTCCGCCTGTTTTCTTGACTCGTCGATGTAGGTCGCGCGGCGTTTGTTCGCCTCTTTGGTCTTGGCGCGGGAAACCGTTAGCGATTCGCTCTGTCCCACGGTGACAGCTTCGTCTAGCGGGATACCCTCTGCCTTAGCGGCGTCGTAGGTGTCCGCCGTCATCTTGGCTAGTGCCGCAAGCTGCCGCTTGGGCAGCAACTTCGCCAACTTGTCGATGTCGTGGACCTTGAAAGAGCGGCGACGGGTGAAGCTGGTGTCCCCGGCGTCGCACTTGTGCTTCCGAGCACCGATCTCCGACATCACCAAGAGGATGCGGTCCTTGCGGACCTCAAGCATCTCGTCCAACGCGTCCCTGCGGTCCTTAATGATCGCGTATTCGTTGATGAGTTGGTCCAGGTCTTCGTTCGACTTGTCGGTATCGGGCATGTTGGCCTCCTAGCAGGGGGCGAGCCTCGCATACGTCAGTAGCCCCGTCAAGTCAAAGGTAACGGCGAGCGTACTCCGCCAACAAAAGCGACTCAGCTTTGTCAGACGATGGCGTTCTAGCCTTCGGCTTACGCGCGTCCTTCAGGTCCACGCTGGGAAACAGGCTGCCAGCCAGCGCAATCGCCTTGGCCTTGGCTTGCTTCTTGCGCTCGGCCGCAGTGGACGCGGCTACGACGGCCTTGATGCCCATACGCTTCTTCCACGTCTGGGGTGCGACCATCTGAAACGACAGCCCAGCCGCCGTCAGCGCCATCCGCCAGAGCATGAAGCCCTGTCCGATGCTGAAGTTCGACTTGCCGCCTTGCCCCGGATACGGTTGTTGCTTCTCCAGCAGCACGAGCGCGGTCTTTGGGATGGTCTGGACGAGCGCCCAGCATGCAGGAAGGTCGTACGCTTGCGACGAACCCTTGCCCGTGGGCACGGTCGGGATTGGGCACGTCCAAACGCCGTCGTATCCGTCGGCGAGGACGCCCGCTAGGTAGCCGGTCTGTCCTGGGTCTATTCCTACGAAGCGGCACGGGCGCTCATTGGGCCGCACAAGCGCAGGCTTGCGGCGCACGACCGTTGACGCGTCGTGAGCGAACCCGTCGAGCATGGAATCTAGCGCGCTAGTCATCCAGTCGGGACAATTCAGCGTGTAGATCGGAGAACGCCTCACCCAACCCGAACTCCGGCATCTTCTCCAGTAGCCTATTGAAGCTGCGGTTGAGAATTCCGATTAGCCTTGTCCCCTCGGGACGGCCCTGCATAGCGATAATGCTGTGGCCGACACCCGCCAGGATACGATCGACCAGCTTAGCGATGATGCTGGGGTTCATGCTAGGTCGCGAGGTCTCCATGTCGAGCACGCGAGCCACGTCGAATAGCTTGAGGTTGCTGAACGGTGCGGTATCGAAGTGCGTGTGGTTCTTGATGGCGTCGGCGCCCTCCACAAGCTGTCCCTTTGGGGTCATCAACGCCTTCTTCTGCGGGGGGCCCGCTCCGTTGTCATCGGTGAGCCCTTAAACGGGTCGCGCTCGCGCGCAGTAGCCGTCGGGGACGCCCTCCCAAGGCCGGCTTCTTTCTTCATCTCGGTGAGGCGGCGCACCATGCTATCGCGCTTTCCAAGAATTTGCCGTCGCCTGACGACATCGTTGAGGTCTTCTGCGATTCGCACAAAGATGTAGTGCCGACAGTTGGTCAAACAAGGCGTGGAGCCGTCTCTGGGAACTGCCGGGATCGAGTCCTTCGGAAACGGGCTCCGCTCCATCATGTATTCGCACCCCTCGCAGACGTTGGGGTCATCATCCTTGCGTGGCCCTCGCCAGTAGAAGAGCGCTCGGTCGGGCATGGCCTGGATGCGGGCGGCCTCGTACATGAATCGAAGCGACTTGGTGTAAGCCTCTAGGCGTCCCTGGAGGTTAGGCGCGCGGTTGTCCTCGATGTCCTCAAGCAAGTGATGGAAGTAACCAATCTCCTCACGCACCGCCGAACGAAACCACTTCTCCTCCTCGCGGTACAGGGTCGACTCGCCGTATAGGTTGTCCAGACCTGACGCGCGGCGCCCAACCTCTCGCACGCTCTCGTAAGACGTGCGGAACAGCTTGGCGGACCTGGCGCGTGCATCCGACTTGGAGAGATCACCGCGAATGAACTCGTCCGTGATCTCCCGCAAGCCCTTGCGATGTCCTTCGTAGACACGGCTGAGCGCGCGGGGGGCGTTCTTGCTGGCCGCCCTGATGGCGTTCTGCACGTCGTTGGGGGCCAGGCCGCGCAAGGTCCGGTCCCGCTCGCCTACGTTGGCTTTCATGAGTGCGGAGCCGATGGCCTTGCCCTCAGTCAGGCCGAGGGGAAGCCCAGCGAATGGATCCCAGATCATCCCGCTAGGAATTCCTGGGTCACCCTCGACCAGAATCAACCGAGTAGCATCGATCGTTTGCAGCGTGGGCATGGAACCCCCCTTCGGTACCAGACCCGGCACTTCGCGCAGAAGGTATCGTGTGTGGATGTCTTAACCGCGCTGGTCTTCTTGTCTTCGACGGCGTCGGTCATGAGTCGAAGATACGCCCACTGCCCATGAGGTTGTTCACGACGGACATCCTGGCCTCACGGCGCTCCCTGCGAATGCGAGCAGCCGCTTCGTCGCATCTCGACACAATCCTCGTGTCGAGATCCTGCGTATCGGTCATGATGCTTGGGGCAGAGGACTTCTTGGACGCATCGGATGCGTTGCGCCACTCGACGAGAGCCATGCCCCCGCTCAACTCATGGGTGCTGGAGAGTCCGCCGAGCACGCTCCGACTTCCTACCTGGTAGGGCTTGTCGCTCGGGTCTGGTAGTCGCTCGCGGACAGCTTCCGTGAGGGCCTTCAGGTTAGGGGGAGCGGCCCCGCGCTTTCCGTTCCCGTTCATCGCGCGCTCGAAAGCCATTCCACCGGAGCTAGCGCCGTCGTCAACCCCGCCGCCGCTGCCCTTGAACATCTGCTCGACTACATCCTTGGGGAAGTGCCCGTACGTCGTCAGGACGAACGGAACCCAGAAGTCCTGATCGAACTGGTTGTCCTGTCCGAGCCGTAGAGCCCGCTCAAGGCGGTCCAGCTTCATCTGCATTACCTCGTGCCGCTCCATCTCAAGGATCGGAGACACAGGGGCCATATGCAGCGTGAAGGAATGCGCGTCCTTTGTCGGGTCTAGACCTTGATACGCCATGTCGATCATGCAAAGGCGCACGGTCTCTTGCAGATACGACCGCTGGAGGCGCGCGGCACGCTTGGCGAAGGGCTGGTGCTGACGTGATAGGGACTGCTCCGGGTTGTAGCGCCCCTCCGAGGAACCGATGAACCCGTGCGGGAAGCCGACGCCGTTGGCAAGCTGCCGGAAGAACAGGTCTACATCGCGGAGCAAGTCATTCTGGTTGGTCGCGGGGAAGTTCTCAACGCTGGTCGAGTTGTTCGGGCCGCGCGGCATCACAAAGTCGAGCCCGTCATCTGGCGGTAGCCCAGTGCTCTGGAAGCTAGAGCCCCCAAGCATGCCTCCGCCGGACGGGTTGAGGTGCCACTCGCGGTGCATGCGCCGCTTGAGGTCTTCGATGAACCAGTGCGCGTCGTCGTGGGACATTCCGACGGTGTCGACGAGCAGCATGAGCCGGTCAGGGCGCCGAAGTAGCCGCTGCATGACGACCTGGTCAAGCATCAACTGTAGTTCACGCCAAGTGATCCGGGCGGGCCATAGGAAGCTGGCCTGCGCGCCGTAGATGTCCGTAAGGTCCCGCGCGGGCAATCGGTAGTGAAGAACCTTGTAGTACGGGACGGCGTTCGTCTCCGCCTTGTTTGGGTTTCCTCGGTCGTCACTGGGGGCGAACCCGGTGAGGCGCCCAATGTCGTCCTCGATCCGGGCCACCGCCCAGGGGTCGTACGCCTTGAGGGCGATGACGCCTTGCCCGCGAGAGCCCGCGACGTGGGTGAGCACGTCACCGTCCCGCGCAAGCTGCCTCATCGTCGGGAACGCCTTGGCGTCTACGCCAACACGGTCAAGACATCGAGTGACAATTTGCTTCACGTCGCTGTTGTCGGCGGTGGGCCAAACGATGCGCCCGTGCTCCGGGTCAAGCTGCGCGGCGTCTTCGCCGAAGGCGTCAAGGACGCCAGAGATCACCGGGTCGTGGTCCATCTCCCGGTAGCTCTCGTACAACTCGACGCGGGACTCCTCCTGCGCGTAGAGCCCGAGCGCCTTGTGGATCGCTTGCGATTGACCAGCGGCGCGGAGCGGGTCAGGGTCGACCGGGAACTTGCTCTTGCTAGACCGCCGGTCAGGCAGTCGCTCAAGGCCCTGGATCCTTCGGAGGTTCCTCCAAGGGTGCATCACCATTTCGGTGAGTGACTCTCGTCTGCGTTGATCCGACATGCTGCCGAGTCTAGCCGTAGATCGCGGTGACCGAAACCGTGGCCCTCTGGGATCCCTTGTTGTCGATCAGGATGTCTGACACCGGGACGTTGGAGGCGAAGGTCCCAATCTGTCCTGGGAGGACGATGAATCCGGCCGCCTTCGGGAACAGGAACGGCCCGACTGGGACGCCACCAGTGTTGAGCGTGACCTCGACCTGCGCCACGTCGCAAGTGATGACCAGGAGCGCCAACGGGCTCGGAGCAGCGACGGGTCCGCCGAGATTGATTGGGAGCGCGAGCGTCTTCGCCTCTGCGGAATCGACCTGAGCGCTGAGTTGCTGATGCCCGGCCTGGGCCTCCAGCAGATACGCGAGCGTGATCGGCGTCAGCGCTCCTTGCTTCGTGGCGCCAGACAGCGCGCCAGACAGCGTCGCGCAGATTGGGTTGTTGCTCATCGTCGTCTACTCCTTGGGCATGTATCGGGACACGATACCTTGTTGCAAGAAGCGCCCGAAGCGTTTCTTGACCATCGCCTGCCCCGACGTTGTCAGTTGTGGATTGTCCCCCGGTGCTACCTCGTCAAGCAAGCACGTATACGCGGCGCCGACAACGCCATCAGCAACGTCCTTGCTGCCTTGGGTTCCGTCAGGATTCCGCACGCGGTGGTCGACCTTGTCGCGATCGACGTTGTGTTCAAGCCCGGCGAGTTCGTTGAAGAGCGTCACGCGACGAAGTGCCTCGTCAACGCTCCCCCACCGCGCGGGCGTGTAGCCTTGCGGGTACGGCAAGGACAAGCGCGCCTCGTTCATCACCTGTCGCACGAGCTTGTAGGGCTTCGCTGTGCGGTCGACCGACAGCGGCTCGGTTTGGAAACCCTTGTCTCGGAGACGTTGCAGCGTCTCGATGCTTTGCCAACCGTCGGCCGTCACGCGACGGATCCAGAATCCAATGCGCCGCAGCCAGTCGATGAACTGGCGGACCTTCTTGAAGTCGACGGGCTCCCCGCGCGGGCCGGCATCGAGGCGGACGTAGAAGTCGACCTCTACATCCTTGACGATCCACGACTCGCCGACCTCCGCTTTGTCGTACTCGTTGTCCCGCTCGTGCTTGTGGTCCTCGACGTGGAACCGCGCCGGGTGGACCATTGCGATGCCGTACCAGTCGCGGCCCTGTCCGCCCTTGGCGGGGTCGAGGTGAATGTATCGAGGTGACTCCGGGTGACGAATTGGAGATCGCTTTCCCATGAAGACGTTCGTCACGCGCTGGTGCTGGAAGATGTTCGCCAAGCGGAAGTCCCCGCCCTGGTTCTCAAAACACGGCACGGTCTGCGCCGTGCAAGGATGCACGAGACTCTCGTCGAAGCACGACTCGATGACTTGTCGTCGCGGGAAGAACGGCGTGAACGTGTTGCTCGGGCAGTCGGCTTGCAACCGGAGGGCGCCATGAATGTCATCGCGGAAGCGCTTGTAGTGATTGACGGGCACCAAGATCGTGAGCGACTCCTCGGGAACGTCGGCGGCGTCGATCTTCGTGACCGTCCACGATCCGTCTTGGTTCGCCTGCGCGCGGTCTAGGATGCGCGGGTCGCTCGTCTCGCTCCCACGGAACACGCGGAAGGCGGGCACCTTCCCGATCATGGTCTCTGCGAGGTGCGGCGCTCCCGCGCGAGCCTGGTCAGTCGCCAGCCGTTGGTAGGGCTTGGGCGATCCTCGCTCCCAACGGGGTCCTCGATCGACAAGGACGTGGGCGTTCCCATCCACGTTCTTGATTCGCTGCTCAAGGAAGTCCGCCGCCGTTCGCGTCTGAGAGATGAAGATGGCGATCCCAGGGATGTCGCTGTGCTCGTCGAGGAAGCGAGACTCCAAACGCGAAGAGCACTCGACGACGATGTCGTGCGCGTCCTCGCTCGTGGCCTGCCCGTGATCGAAGTGGTTCAACTCATCAGCCGCGACGGCGAATAGCGAGAGCCCGAGGACGTGCCACGACTTCGATGAAGTCGAGATCAGGATGCGTTTGTCGCCGTGCGCGAACTCGACGTTCTCCTTACCGAAGGGCGAGCGCGGGAACACGTCCTTGAAGTACGGCATGTTGTCGATGAGTTGGTCACGGATCAAGTAGAAGCCCGTGTTCGCCAACTGCTTCTTCGTCACCATGTAGAGCCCGAACACGATCTGCGTCCTGGGCGCCAAGCCATAGAACATCGACGGGTTGCGGAGGCACGAGAGGCGCGTGAGCTTGAACAGCATCATCGCCATAGCTACAGATGTCTTCCCGCGACCT